CTTCAAATGGAAGGTAATCGTCTTTGGTCAAGAACTTACCATCATCAGTTTCCACAAACAATCTTTCCGCTTTAAGCATCACAGTTTCTTCAAAACGTGAATCAATTTTAGCGGCTCTGATTTTACTTGTAAACTCATCGTTCATTCTACGCTGACGCTCAATCGTTTGATAACGATTTAATTGTTCTTCATATTCTTTTGTTTTAGAGAGCAATAGCTCTTTCTCACTAATCACAGGTTGTAGCTTCGCATTTAATCGAGCGGCAACCATTTGTTCTAATTTGGCATCATCAATTTTACCTTCAGACGCGGCTTCTAATTCTTTAATTCGTGCCAATTGTTGTTGCACAGATTCTGGTTCTAGTTCACCAAATAAAGACAATTTCTGCTTGATTGTCTTTGCATCATTACGCTCTTTTTGCAGAGCAGAGTACACAGTATTGAATTCAGTTAAAGGTTTCACACCTTCAACATCAAGTACATATTTTGAACCATCATCAACAGATGTATATAAATCATGAAGTGATGCATCAATTTCGTCTAAACTCGTTAATTCGTATTTTAAAGCCATCTTTAAAAATCCTCTAAGGTTCGGCTAACATTAGCCTTGTGTTGGACTAACACCATTGTCAGTCATATCGTCTTCTTGACCATTTACTGTCACAGTAGTGGTCGGTTGTTTAACAGGTTGAACTTGGATTGGTGGAGCTAAATCTTCACTATCTATTTGTTTGCGTTCTTGCTCATAATCCATTTTAGTTAGATTTTGAGATTTTAAGATTTCATGTAACGCTGCGTCCGAGATAGGAAGTAAACCAGTTTGTTTTGCAGCCACAAGTTGCGCAAAGTCTTGACCAGTCATATTCTTATCCGCGAATTGTAAATTCGGGATAACCTTAACTTGGGTTTCATCCACATTCATCCAACGTGCTAACTTTTTAAGCAATTGCTCTAATCCATATGCCGCAGTCACAGCTACTTGATTCAAACTTGCTGTCTGAGCCGCCATACGAATCTTAAGTGCGTCACCTGACTCTTGTTTGCTGTTGCTGTTCATTAACTGACCAGCTTTAGTCACAGCGGCTTCTTTGTCGTTCTGTAGAGCTTGACGCATCTCAGCAAGACCAGAGGAAGACACACCAATAAACTTGGCATCACCGCCCATATCTACATCAATTTTAGCACCTGCACCCACACGAGTTGCTTGGTCTTGGTCATTAGAGCCACCTACTACCACAAGTGTATCTTGACCTTGCATATAGAGTGTATGACGATAATCTGCTTCAGCACGATAGATTGCAATCGATAGATTAGCTAATCCAAGTAATGGCGGGATATCGGGTTTAGCGGCAATATCTTTTGTATTGATAAATACAAATGGAATTTCATTTAATGTTTGACCACGATACTTAGGTGTGTATAGCGCACGGTCAATCATGACCCCATTTTCACCCATAATCACAACGGCTTGTGAGTATTCACTCGTGGATAAATCTTCTTCATTGATAACTAAATCACCCAATGAAAGAACACGATATCTGAATTCTTCAAACCATGAGAAGTCGCGTCTTACCCATGTGGATTCATCTAGTACCACAAGGTTTAGAGCATTGAACCCGACATTATCAGAGCCTTCATCCCAATTAGTAATATGCTCTGCATCGTATATAGCAATATATGGGTTGCCAGAGCCACTAGTATCAATGTCAAGCAATAAGCCAACACGCCCAGTAATAAATTGTTGCGCATGAATCCTCCGCAATAAATGGTCAATATTATCACCATTAATACTTGCTTTATCGCGCAAAAATTCCATTTCTGGAGGAAGTGATATTTGAGTGGGTTTATAGTGGAGAAGACCTAAATAAGATTCAACAGCATCATGTACAAAGTTGTGGTAGACAGCTCGTTGCTTATAAGCGTTATATGCAGTGCGCCCATCTTGACCAATACCCATACCATCAAGTGTTTGACCGCCCGTTGGAGGTAGATACGTCTCACTTTTACTTTTAACCTGTTTCTCGCCTTTATAACAATCCCGCATTAAAGTGTAATCGGGAATTGCTTCATCATAAAGTGGATGTGTAGAACTAATACTCATAAAATTTTATCCTTCAGTAACTATGTCATGAGCAGAAGCTAAAGCAATCACACCTGTGACAATTTCAACGGCTGTATCTTTTTCAATACCAAACCAAGAAATCAGCAACATAGGAATTAATAACATAAGTCCTCGTTGAGTTCCTTGTTCGGATAATTTATATTTTACTTTATCCCACAGTGAGGGTTTCTTGACTTCTACCGCAGATAGACGTTTAATGATTCCTTCTAATTCCGCGATTCTATTTTCTAAATCTTCTGCCATTACGTCCTCACTATAGTTTTATTACTTAGCTTGCTTGAATGCGAGAAATTGTGTCGCTGGTTTAGCTGCGATATTCAATGCTTCACCTGTGGACGGATTACGACCTACTCTTGCAGCACGAGCAGCACGAGTTTTCAATTTGAATGCACCAAAATTTGGAATACGAATTGATGTCTGAGCAGTTAATGCTTTGAATACATTATCAATCACAGTGCGGGTGTCTGCGTTGGTCAATTGAATACCAGCATCGCTATTTAGCGACTTAACTTCTTGTAAGAATTCTTTTAAAGCCATTATTATTTTACCTTTAGGTTAGTATAAGGTGGTTAGAAAAGAACACATTACCACAAGTTAGTGGGTTTTGTCAAGGATTTGATTGGGGATTTGATGAGGTTTGATATTGGTGCGCCAAGCAGGATTCGAACCTACAACCCAGTTCTTATGAGGAACGCGCTCTACCTTTGAGCTACAGGCGCATATTGATAGTTGTCGGTGCTGAACTCCAACTTGTGGTGCTGTTTAACACACGCTTACTCTTTCGAGATAGTTACTCCTACAGTAACACTCCACTAGGCTTTTGGGCTTCTACCCCGTTCCATAGCGTATCAGCCTACGCATTTAACTATCAATAAAACAACATGGTGTAACCAATCATTTCTACTTTAGGCGGTGAAAATGATAGGAGAACTCGATTCGGCAGAATCTCAAAACCATATTGTTTTATTCATAGTGCTTGTCTTTCCAAGCTGTCAGTACGATAAACTTAAAGAACTCTCGTGACTCAGAGCCGTGTTATGATTAATTATAATGCCTTATTTTAAATTGTCAATATTTTTATAGAACTCCGCAATCTTAACTAATTCTTCAACCGTTGCATTACCCTTAAGTCTATTAGCACGATTAGATACCACAACAATATTTCCTATTTCATACGCACCATTATTATCAATTCTATCAAAACTATAGGAGTTATCATAGGCTTTACCTTTATTCCATTTGAGAGGGATACCTAATATTGGACACACGGTAGGGTAATCTAATCCATATAATTGTAGTTTGGTTAATCTAAAGGGAATACCTCTCCTAGTAGCACTTGATTTTAATTGTTGATAGATGGTGTTTAGGTGTTTGATAAATTACCCCTATGTCAACCCCTTAGTCTTACCAGACTTAGAGCCTAACTTGGTTGCTAATACTCGATATCTCACTGCATCTTGTATATGGTCACAGGAGTGAGTTTCTACATCATCAGGGTTCTTTGTATCACGAACTGTGGTCGGAAATATTTCAATAAAATATTTATTGGTATTAAATATAAATAACCCCGCTTTTTCACGATAAGGTTTGTCAGGTGTTGTTTTTGAGTTCTGTAGAAATTGCTTCACCGATTCCCAGCCATGAACACGACTACCTCGTGATTTATCGGAGCGTTCCCAGGTCACACCTTGGTAGACTTTATCCCCAATCACAATAGGTTGATTCATTGACCGTGCAATGGAATTGCCATTCTCCATATTCCAAATAGAGTTATCTGCTGCTCCACCTTTACATCTATCATGAATACCCATCATGAGTTCACGTTTTACAATCTCTGTAGCTACATCATGAGCAAGCATCTTTAATCCTTTATTAACATTTCCTTCTTCACAACCATAATATTCACCAATAAGAAATAAATCCCCTCTCACAGTTGAACGAGTTTTGCCATTACGCAATGTGATATCTTCACCATTAGACTCAGCCCACCAATTCACAGAGAAAGGACTACTGCTTCCCCAGTCAAATGAACGGTCTATTTTCCAACTACTAGGGATATCAAATGGTGGGATGATATGGGTATCGGAATCCCATACATCCTCAAACATACCTCCATCCACAGCATTATCCCATGAGCCTAAGAGCCATGCACGTCTTTTGCGTGGGTCAATAATACTTTCTAAGTCTGCCACATATTCAGGGGATAGCTTTGTATTCTCACGATATGACCCGAATATATGACATTGGGTCTTAACCATGACTTCTTCTTTCTGTGTACGAGGATTGAATATTTTGACCTCTCGCTTCACAATTTCACCCGCATCACCAGCATCAATGAATCTTTTTTTCACAAATAGATGTCCACGACCACTTGGGTTTGTTGTGCAGAAGATGGTTAAGGGTATCTCAGGTAGAATAGTTCCATCAAGTAGAGGATGTTCTTCAGGTACAAATGAGGTACGGTTTAATGAGGTGACCAAATCTAACACAGTTGAATCGGGATATTGCGACAGCTCGTTAATGCCTATGTAACAGAATTCTTGTCCATGCAGCTTCTGATAATCCTGTTCGTCAGCCACAGCACGAAATAATAGTTCCTCACCATCTTTCCACACCCATTTGAATTCGCCTTTACTCGATAAGAATTTCGCCCCATCTAGGAATTGAGGAAAGTAACGCTTTGTTTTTGTTATGATGTCGTCTAATGCGGAGTATTGACGGTCAATAATAATCCCTTTCCAAAATCGACCATATCCAATTCCCACACTCTTACGGAATCGCATTATCTGTAAATCCGTTTTACCATTACCCCGTGAGCCATGATAAAGAATTAGATTTGCGGGACATGATAACGCGAGGGTCTGAGAGCCAGCAGTAGGTTGCCAGATAATCTTTCTACCATTTACTTTTCCATCTACAATTAATCCATTATTACTCATCCCAATCGCCACCAAGTAAATAGTCGTCTATTAGTTCTAATTCATATTTTAATTTAAATAATGTTTCATCTTTTGTATCTAAATTGAGGAAACATTTATGGATATCTAAATCGAGTAACTCATTTAATTCTTCATTTGGCTCATTCATCAATGAATACTCATGATATCTTGCTCACAGTAGTCTTCTTTATTCACAGGTATGAAGCGTAAGCCTAGATTGAATATTGCGAGAATTTCAAT